AGACATCTACTCCTGTATCATCTACACCAAAAGTAGTTGCACCATCTATTTGTACTGTTCCATCAATATCTACTGCATCAAGATTGGTTGTTCCATCAATATCCGCATTTCCTGATATATCTAAAGTAGCAGCGTCTAATTCGCCTGTAAGAGTTACATTTCTAAAACTTGCCGCATCTTTATTTGCATCGACTACAACTGCTTTACTTGCTGCGACTGTTCCTGCAGTAACCCCATCTAAGTATGTTAATTCAGCAGAAGATAAAGTGCTACCACCAATTATTAAACTTCCACCTATAGTTGTATTACCTGATATATCAACAGCACCATCTATATCTATTGTTGTTGCTGCAATTTGTATTTCAGTGTCAGCTACAAGGTCAAGTTGTCCGTCAGTAGATGAATTAATATATATTGCTGTATCTCTAAATTGTATTTTTTCTGTAGAAGCAATAAGTATATCGTCACTAAATTCAAAATAATCTTCGTCTTCCATCCATTTTAAAACACCGTCATTTGATTCACCGTCAAATGTAATTGTTATGTCTGTGCCTGATGTTGCAGCCCCAAACGTAAGTGTATTACCTAATAATTTAGTAATAGGTCCTCCTTCGTTGGCTGTGCCATCGTGAGTGTGTCCTGTACTTGCTTGAAACGCCGCTAATAATTGATCAAATTCGTCATTGGTGTGTGCGGCGGTAATTGTATCTCCATCCGCATACGTAGACTGTCTTGTGTATGTTGCCCCCATTTACCTTCTAGCTCCTAATTGATATTCCATTTGAAATCCTTTTAATGAATATGGTGCTGTGCTATTTGCACCGTCTTCCACTCGTAACGCAACTGCAAACCCAGAACCTTCAACTGCTTTTCTAACAATTGGTTGACTAGGACCTCCATAAGAAGTTGTGCTATAAACACCAGACCCATATATACCTGCAACATTTAAACTGTCTAATGCGTAAGCTGCAGGTCGTGTTGAGTCTTCAGCTTCGTAATCATATCTTACGAATAAATCTGCATCAATAGTTGATTCAGGTGCGTAGTTAACATTGACTCTTTGCATGTGTTTACGTATTCCGGGATCGTTAAATGTAAGATCTGGACTTCTGTATTTTGCTTTTATAAGTTCCCCATCAAAAGTGTCACCTTGATCTTGTCTATATACAATTCCATCAAAACTACCGTGCAAAGGTATTACATCACCTTCATTTATTATTGTGTCTGTACACGCAGGTCGTATACCTTTTATTTTTGAAAATTCAAAGGTTTGACCTTTCATAACACAAATTATACCTATTGTGCTTTTTTCACCGCCACCGTCTTTTGAAAAGAAAATACGGTATTGTGTTTTGTCAGGAATTACAAGAGATGTAAAAGCTCCTGAACTAGATATGTTTTCTCTAAATAAACTTTGCACGTTAGAACTTATAGTACCCAATTCAACGTCACCAATTCTTGCAGTACCTGCAATAGTACGTAACCCATCAGGTCCAAGAAAGATAAGATCTCCTGCAAATTCTTGGATAGTGTCACCGTTTATACATCCTATGTTTCTTGTTACAGGTACAATAGCAAAGTCACTTAATGAACTACCACCTAATTTAAATATTCTATTTTCACAAAATATAAATAAATTATCACGGAAAACTTTAAGTCCTACAATATTATCATCAACTTTAATACTGCCTGCACCTGATCCTGAACTAAACGCATCTTCATCAAACGGTTGACTGAATACTAATTCTTGTGGTGTACTAGACATACCCGAATAAAACATGTGGCTTTTAAATGCTGCAACGTGTTTTGCACCTTCAACACTACTTGCAGTTACATCAGTAGCACTAAGTGATGTGTTAAATACTGTAGGGTCGTTGTTACCATCAACAACTATAAGTTTATCGTTACCATCAAAATTAAACTTTTCAAAAGAATATTTAGTAGCACTAGTTCTACCACTATCTCTACTTGTCCACGTTTCAGATACAACTGCATTTGCAGAATGGTCTGCAGCCGTTGTGCTGTTGGCAGCTCGTGTTACGCCTGTAAAACTTGTTGCAGTTTTTCCTGTGTAAGTAAATTGTTCCGAATCTATGTAAAGTGTACCACTTGATGAAAAAGAAGTAGTAGACTTAACAGTTATTGTTCCTGAACCTGTCATGCCTGTACCTGAAACTATCTTTATACTTAATGTAGTAGATGCAGAACTAAATATGTTTGTACCTCGTGCAGCAATGACGTAATTGTTAAACAAAGTTGTCATTAATACAGCTTCTGTGGTACTAGTAGTTTCTGGAACAGTTTGCCCTACAAATTTTTGAAACCCATTTATTCTTCTGTAACCACCTTCAATGTCAGGTTCAAAATTAGTTAATTCCAGTGCTTGTCCGGGTTTCATTATAAAGGTTGACTGATTAAGAACTAATCCACCTTCACAAATAAAAGGAAATGCAGCGGTTTCGCTAAGATCAGCCACTTATACTGCCCTCATGTAATTTTTTCTATTTATCAATTCAATTCTCATTCGTTTAATACCATCTTCGTATTCTTTTAAAGAAAACTGTGCTGTTTGCACATCTGAACGAAACATGTGAGTGTAGTATTTTGCACGTGAAGTAATTACTGATTCAAACCTTGTTGGTATAATTGAAGTATCATCGTGCGAAGACAAAGCAGTGTTAGTTATGTAGTAATCAAACTTCATTGTTCGGTTACTAGTATCAGGTATAGGAGTTAACCCTATTTCATCGTTATAATTCGTATACACAAATTCGGGATCTGCAAATTTATCTGCATCAGGTTTTGAATCTCTTTCACGGTAAGTTTCATTGTATTCTTCGTAAGAAATATATTTTAAAGGTATAGGAGTTACGTTTTCCATTAGTTGAACTAATTTAACGTAGGCTGCTGAACCAGATCCTTCAGTAAAACTAATGTAGTGGGTTGTAGCTGTTGCTGTAAATGTTACTTCAGACAACAGAACTTCGTTACCACTACTTATTGTAAGTGTAGATGATTTTGTTTGCGACCCCCCAGAACTTGTTCCAACTTCCATTGTTAAAGTAGATCCACTTGTTTGAACAAGAATAGTGTACGATCTTCCAACTATAAGGTCATTTATAGCTTGTGTTGCTTCTGCACTTGTCAGCAACATTGTATTACCAAATTTTGAACTTGCTGCAGGGCTGCCCGATACAGTAGTCCATCCTGTTATACTTGCTGAACCACTTATTTCAAAATCACCATTTGTTATGTAATCTTTTGGTGTGAGAAATATGTTGTCATAATCAATATATTTTAAAGAAGATGATATACTTGCAAAACTATATAATTGCTTACCTGCAATTACATCTACTGAACCTTCTGACCTTGTAAAGGGCCAATTAAGTTCAGAATTAAGTATATCTGATATTGCTTTATTTACGTAGTCCTTTACAGTTGTTTGCACACCCCTAGAACTACTAAAAGTAGAACTGGTTAATTCCACTTCGTTCATGTCTCTCAACACGTTGTTTACTAATACGAGATAACTACTTGCCATTTCTTTTACGAGATTTCTTTGTTAATTGTTTTGCTTTTTCGTCTTCAAGTTTTTTTTGTAATTCTGCGTGTTTTACTTTTTCTTGAAGCTTTTTATTTTTTAAATACTCCTTGTGTTTTTTTTGTATGCGAATAGGACTATTTAGTTCTTTATTTAATTTTTCAATTTCTTCTGGATATAACAGACGAAGTGGTTTTCCATTTTCATTTATAAGTATTCTACGTTTTATCTTTCTTTTCTTCTTTAGGTTCTACTTTTTTTGTACTACTATCCACAAGCTCTTTTAATAATCTTAATTTTGTAGTTGCGGTAAATATATCTCCAAGTGCTTTATCTACTTCGTTTAACGGTGTACTATCATTGTTAATAGTGTTTTTTGCGTTTTCTAACTGTAGCTTGTATTGGAATGTCAGTGCTTGAGCTGCTAAATTTTTCATAGAATACTCCTTTTTCCAATTATACAGATAAGTTACAGAAAAAGCAAGTAAATTATATTTTTCCTACCCATTTAGCAAGTCCGTACACTAACGCAACAGTCAAACCAACAAATATTGCTGTTCCAAAAATCCAAGCTGCAATTTGTATTAATTCTTCTTTTTGTTTTTGAGCCATTTTTTCGGCGTATCTTCGTGATTTACGTGCTTCAGCTTGAAATCTTTGCCAATCTTGCCAAAGTCCGGGTCGCCCTGCATAAATCATAATTTGTTTAAGTTCATCTTCTTGTTGCTTTATTTTTTCTAAAGCCATAAACTCTTCTAAATCTCCCCCACCTACGCCTTTTGCTCTTTTTTTGTTTGCTTTTTTTTGTATTTGTTCTTTTGCAAAAACGAAATCAGAAATTTGTTTACCACAACTTGCTAATTCTTTTCCGTTAGAAATAAAACTTTTTATGACCCCGAAGGCGGCATTTGCCGCTGCAAGTTCTGCTAACATGTATTCCCCTTACTTGTTTACTGGTTTGCAATATGCTGTTATTCGCTTACCTCCTTCCTCAGAAGGTATTGTTGGTTGTTTGGTTAAACGTTCTGCAAAATATAAACACCTGTCTATATCTTGAAATCTTTGTGTCTTATTCACTATCTGGTTGTCGATCATGAAGATCAGTAGAAACTCTATCATTGTGGTGGCAATCACATTCACACTCGTCACAGTTACATTCGTAACATTCGCAAGTGTCGCATCTTTTCTTTTTGTCCATTTATTCCCCTATAAAAAATAAACTTTTTTACCTTGTTTAAGTAGTTCTTTTGCTTTAGGTGAAGGCTCACCCGGTACTTCAACTGGTCTAGGTTCTTGATATTTAGGAACTACCCCTTCAAATTTATGTCTGTCCCTAAACATTTTTATTTCTTGTCGTATAGTAGGTATACCACGTTTTTTAATTGTTTTATCTACTTCTTTATAAAAATCTTTTTTTTTAGTTCTTTTCTTTGGAATACTCACGCCCACTCTCCCGTTCTCATAACTTCAGATAAATGGGTTGCTCTCCCCTTTACTTGTTTTGCCCAACGAGAATCAAGCATCTCTTCACTTGCCCATTGAAAATCAGCGTTATCTATAGCTTTCCACATATTAACAAATTTCATTAATCTTGGCACGCCCATATTAAATCCCATATCAACAAGACACATTTGTCGTGCTTCATCGAGTTGTAAAACAATAGGTTTTTTTGCAACCAATTCTTTTTCTACATTTTTTATATCATTTATACAAAGATAGTATGCTTCTTCTTCAGTAAGACCGTTATTAACCACGTCTTCAAGATCTCTATTCATGTGCATTAATTCACCATCGGTAATGCCACGATCTTCAAGATTTCTCCCGATACCTATAGTAGAAATACCTAGTGAATCTTTATAAGGTTCAAGCACGACTCCTTCGTGTTTGGCTACTATTTTTACAAATTCTTCTCTGTCATATTTCATAGTGCATCGCCTTTCTAGTATATACCTTACCACCATATTTTTTTAGTAAAAGAGATTTACTTCTTTTTTTTGCTGCAGATATTGCATCTGGTAAATTATCGTGAATACTTGTTGCTTTTATTTTTTTATTTATAATTAAATCTCTAATTTGATCTTCACTTAATATTTTACCATTTTGTAAAGAAGGTGCGTTATAAAATTTATTTCCTATTTTAACAGTAACAGATTTTTCAGATATTAATTCACCATCTTTTTTATACACTGGTTTTCCTGCAGTGGTTGTTTGTCCTGTTTTTTTCATTATTTTTTCTTTAACACTTCCATCTTCTTCTTGCCTGTCTTAATCTTGAGTTAGGATTCTTTGCTGCTTTAGGAAACTTTTTCATTTGTCCTGCACTTCTTGCACAAAATGACTTTCTTCTTTTAGCTGCTTTACTTCCCTTTTTAACTTTACCTGTTACTGCAGTTTTAAGTTTACTACCCGGATTTTCTCTACGATATTTAGCTACACCTTTTTTAGTCATTCCTGCACCTTTTTTGGTCGGTCTTTTATGACCCGCTTTTATAGTGTAACCTTTCATAATTTCTTTTTCTTTGGAAACCCTGCTTGCATATTTTTATATGCTTTAGCTGTTATGGTTGATTTAGATTTAGGTTTACTTGTGCCTGCTTTTTTCTTTTGGTTAATGTTATAATAAAGACCTTTTTTAGCCATCTTACCAGATTTAGTTTTGTGCATGCCTGTTTTTGCCATTTTGTACTCCTATTTTTTCTTTAACATCTTTGCTGCTTGACCTACACCTTTAATTCCAAATGATGCAGATATTGCAATAAACAATAAATACTGATACCATTCTGGAAGCGTATTTAACACTTCAAAACCATTTCTTACGTACTCTGTCATTCCCGGAATGAAGACCAAAATTGCGGGAGCTAGTAAAACTACTAAAGCAAATTCGTCTTTCCACGAATTATCTGTTGCTTGTGCCATCTTGCCTTCCCACTCTACTTCCCCTGCAGCAACCTTTTCTGCAACGGTAGCACGAGCTTTGGCTTCAGCTACTTTAGCTATTCCGTCTGCTTTTGTTTTTTCTACTTTGTTTTGAAACCAAGTGCCTGCGAGGTTGGCTATTGGTCCTATTAATGCTTGTATCACTTTCGTAGTCCTTTTGCTCTTTGCTTGTCGTGTATTAAATTTACGTGTTTCATGTAAAAATAGTTACCTACTTGGTTAAAAAAATTGGCTAGTTTAAGATGAAAGGTAATCACTGTTATTTCTTTTTCTTAATTTTACCACCACCTGCTTTTTTAGCTGGTCCTTTTCTCATGCCCCCTGCTCCTGCAAATCCTTGTTTTTTTTGAATACTAGGATTAAGACCCTTTTTAGCTTTTTTTTGAGTTTCAAAACCGCCAGATTCTTTTACAAAATTTCTAACAACTTTATTAATTGCAGTCTGTCCTCCAGAACTTCGTAGTTTATTTAATTGTTTTACAAGGCTTCTTTGTTGTCCTGCCGAAAGTAAAGATGAGATATTACCCATTTCTACTCTTTCTTTAGCAGACAAAGCTTTTTTTGATGTTTTCATTGCCCCCATTTTATTTACTCCATAATTTTTTTAAATAGTTTTGAACCATAGTTGATTTAACGGCTAAATCGTGTTGTTTGTTATTTATTGCGTGGGCGTTTACTTCGTAAAGATTACGCAACACGTAACTTTGTTCATAACTAACATTAGTAGATAACCAACCTATCAATGCTCTTCGTAATCCCCCCGTTACTTTATTTACGCTGTGGGGGTATATGATTGGAAAAAATAAAACTTGACCTGCTTTTAATTTAAAAGGTATTTCACCTATTTCATTGTCAAGTACAAATTCTCCACCTTCATAATCACTCGATAAACAAACTGTAAAACCGTAATCAAAGTAAGTGTGGTTTATTTTAGGTTCGGCTTTAAAGTTGTCAACATGTTTGTTGTAATAATCACCTTCTCTGTAGTGGTTGTAAAAATTAACCGATACACGAGTTGGGTTAATAACTGAATCAACAAACGGGTTGTGTATAATTCTTGCTGATACTAAACTTCTTATTTCATCGTCTATTTTTACAGATTCTGAATTTTTCTTTATTCCTTTTAGGGGTTGTGTTTTGTTTCCATCTTCCATGCTCGGGCAAAGTTCCAAACATCTTTTTACGTCATCTTTACTTAGTAATTGTAATAACATTGTTTACCTTTTTACTAAAGATACTCCCCCGTTTTATAAAGTAAAGAAGGCAGGTTGCCCTGCCCCCTTTTATGTAGTCTTACGTTCCAGTTGAAACTGTAGCAGCTTCTACTGGGTTTTTAGAAACGTCACACATTACAACGTGGATTCTAAAACGTAGTGCAGATTCTCCTGATGATCCACCATCGAGAATTAACGCATCGATAGTGTCAGCAGAAGTAAGCATTTTTGGGTTAGACCCTGATGCTCCAACTGCGGCGTTTAGAAAAGGTGAAAAACCCGCAGCACATGCTGATCCATCAATAAATGTATCAACGTCACCGCCAGTAAAACCTATATCCATAGTAATCTGTCCGTTACCTCTTGCTTCGAGAACTTCGAGACATCCACCAACGATCATAGTGTCAGCAGGAATGTCCATCATCTGAACAACATCTCCGCCTGTACCACCATCGGCAGTATCCCAAACTTTAGAAGTTCTAACGTAAGCTTTAGCACCATCAGCTATATGTCCTGTAGTGCCACCACCAGTAATGGTGTTATTATATGTAGCCATAAGTCAGTCCTCCCTAATTAAGCGTAGTCTATAACGCCACGAACAAGAGCTTCTTGTCTAAGTACTTTTCTTCCGAAGACATGTAACCCTCTAATAACGTCAGAGAATGATTCAGTTGAACGTACCACTTCGGTTTTAGCGATGTGAGACGCTGTAGCACAAGCTGAAATGTGACCTGCAAGAACAATATGCTCAGATGAGTCTGTTGCTAATGTAGCAGAAGCATCTGTTAATGTTACTTGGTCAGTTCCGCCTGTACTGTTTAGTGCAGTAGATTTATAACATCTAAAGCCTGCAAGAGTACCGACTGTTGCAAGTCCGTTTCTTAATGGAGAAGTTCCATCGCCTGTAACTTGTACTTCAGCGATTTTGTTCCCTGCTTGAAAAGCCTTTTCGTAGAACTTTGGAGGTGCTACGAACCATCTGTTTTCTTCAGGAACAGATTGGTCATCTAAAAGTCTTCCCATAGTAAGCATTAAGTTAATACCTGCATCGTCAGTTTCAACGTTAATAGGAGCATTTGCTGTTCCTAAAACGCCTGCAGCTTCTGTAGTAGTAGGAGTTGTACCAGATACTGCAGAAGATACAATACCTGCTCCGTCTGACATAACTTGAAGAACGTTAGCATCGTACTTTCTCTTCAAGGAGTAAGCTCCTGAAGAAGTAGACAACGCTTCCCAGTTTACATGGGAGTGTCTTTCTTCAATGTCGTCAATCTTAAATGCAAAAGCATTTGCTTGATCGACAGTTAATTGGACTTGATCGTCAGCCAAGTCTTGAGGGTTAACCACAGAACCTCTAGTATACGCTGATACAGTGATTGTAGGCTCTTTGATTATATTTACGGTGTCACCAAAGTTTTCAATTTCCCCAGTGTAATCGGTATTAGTAATATCCTCTGCAACCGAAGCACGTCTAAAGAATTTGAGAACCTTTTGGCTAAAAATTGAGGGTGCAAAATTACCACTAGGTAAGTTAGCGTACCCCGCAGATGTACCGAAAGCCATTTTTTCTCTCCTTCCTCATTTTTATGAGGTTTAGTTATTTACGTCTATTCGCCCTTCTTCTCGTGCTAGATCTATTTCTTTTTCAAGCTTTTCAAACTCCCACGATTTAAGCTTGGCGATTTCAGAACTCTTCCAAATCTTTTTGTTAGAACCTTCTTTTGTTGCAACTTCTCTTGGTTGTTGTCTTGTAACCGTTGCTGCAGCGTCTGTCGCTTCTTTTGATTTAGCAGACTTCTTTGTTGTGGTAGAGATTCCACTCTCTGCCTTGTAAAGAGATATGATTTTACCTGCCCATTTTGCATCAGTATTATTTTTATAAATACCGTCACTTAATTGTTCAGGTTGTTCATCAAGCCAACCCAAAAATTTTTCGTCAGTTTTTAACTCGTGAAAGTCAGGGTGCAATCGAAGAAGTTCTTCAAATGCTTTTTCTTTTTCAAGATTTTTTTCCCGTTTTTTTACAGAGTCTATTTCCTCACGAAGTCTTGCAACTTGAGTTTGAGTTTGCAGCCCTGATACTGTTTCAACAACTTCAAAAACATCGGGGTATTTTTCTTTAAATTCCTCTAGTTCTTCAAGTGTCTTTGGTGGTTTTGTGCCTGTTGGCATTTCA